CGCATCGGGCGCACGTGCACTGGTCGGCAGGCGGGGTGGGGCCGGTAGCGGCGGTGCCGAGCGGCCAGCCGCCGGTGTGGGCGATCCGGTAGCCGGGCGACGGCACCGCAGCCAGGGCCGGCTTCGGCTTGGTGGGGGCTGTGCCGACGAGGGACAGCAGGTAGTCCTTGAGGTCGCCCTGGGCGCGCATCGCGGCAATGTCCGCGGGGTCGATGCTCATCAGGTCTGCGCCATGTCGCAGAAGCGAGCAAAGTGCCCTTGGAACGCGACGGTGATCGTCGCGGTGGGGCCGTTGCGATGCTTGCCGACAATCAGGTCCGCTTCACCGGCGCGCGCGGACTCCTTGTCGTAGGCGTCCTCGCGGTGCAGCAGGATGACGATGTCGGCGTCCTGCTCGATGGCGCCGGACTCGCGCAGGTCCGAGACCTGGGGCTTCTTCTCGGTGCGCTGCTCGGGTCCGCGGTTGAGCTGGCACAGGACGACGACGCTGATGTTGAAGTCCTTCGCGAGGAGCTTCAGTCCGCGGGAGAGATCGGCGACGGCCTGCTGCCGATTGTCGGCCCGGCCGACCTGCATCAACTGCAGGTAGTCGACGATCACCAGCCGCAATCCCTTGGTGCGGACCAGGTTGCGGACTCGGGCGCGCAGCGTCGCGAGGGACAGGAGAGCGCCGTCGTTGATGTAGAGCGGGGCGTCCGCGATGGTCTCCTGCACCCGGACCGCGGCACGGGCAACATCCGTGTCGGAGACGACACCCTGCCGAAGGTGGTGCAGCGGGATGCGGGCCTCGGCGCACAGGATCCGGTCGGACAGGTCACCGCTGCCCATCTCCAGCGACTCGATCAGGGTGGGGATCTTGTTGCGGATGGCGGCGCCGCGAGCGAAGTCCTGGGCAATTGTTGACTTGCCCATCGCGGGCCGGGCCCCGATCACGATCATCTGGCCGGGGGTGAAGCCGCCGGAGAACAGGCTGTCCAGGTCGATGAAGCCGGTGGGAACCCGGTCCTCGTTGCTCGGCGGGGTCACGGCCCGGACAAGGCTGTCGCCGACGAGGTCGCCGATCGCGGCCAGGTTGTCGTCGTCAGTCGGACGGACAACGCCGTCGAGGTCGGCCTGGATTGAGGCGACGTCCGCGTCCTCGTCGAAGGCCGGCGAACTGCCTTTAAGGATCGCGTCGTAGCCGAGCGCGACCATGCGGGCTGCCACGGCCTGCTTGGCGACGCGGCGGGCGTACCAGGCGGCGTTGCCGTAGTGGGCGTGGTTGCAGAGCTCCATCAGCTGCTCGGCAGCCGGTGGGCGGACGGGCATGCGACCGTCGGCGTGCCATGCCTCCAACTGCCGGTGCACGGCGAGGTGCTTGAGTTCGCCGTCCCGGAACGCGGTGCGGAGTTCCTCGACGGCGAACCAGGCCCAGCGCAGCCAGTCGGTGGTGATGTCGGCGGGGTCGAAGCCTTCGCTGCCGAGCTCGTCGACGCAGGCGGGCTGCATGATGGCGGTGGCGACGAGGATGCGCTCGGCCTCAAGGTCGCAGGGCCGCGCGGGCGGACGCAGGCCGGCCTCGGCTACGGCCTCGTCGGGCGCCCACAGTTCGGTGTCGGTGGTCACGCGGCGTTCCTCCGGCGGTCGTTGCCCTTGATGGCGACGCGCTCGCACATTTCGGCGAGCCGGCTGATGACGCGGTCGCCGAGCCGGGCGGCGAGGTCCTTCGGCTCGACGTTGGAGGTCATGAGCGTCGGGAGGTGGTGCTCGTACCGGTGGTTGATGAGCCGGAAGTTGATCTCTTCGGTGAACTCGGTCGGCTTGCGTTCCGCGCCCAGGTCGTCGACGAGGAGCAGGCGGGCGTCCCGGTACTTGCGGAACTCGGCCTCCGAGTCGACGCCGAAGCGGGGCCGGAGCGCCGCGTACAGGTCCGCGGCCGTGGTCACGGCCCACTGGGCGTAGACACCGGACACGGCGAGCGCGCGGGCCGCCCCGTAGGCCTCGTAGGTTTTGCCGACGCCGGTCTGCCCGAGGAGCAGCAGCGACGGGCCGTGGATGACGGAGGCGATCGGCGCGTTCCGGTCCGCCTGGGCCTGCTTGGCGTCCTCGACGAGCGCGTTGATCCACTCGTGCAGCTGCGGCAGCGACGGGACGGCGGTCCGGTAGTGGAACGGAATCCTCGCCGCGGTCTCGCTGTAGGTGACGCGGGCAATGTTCTGCGGGCTGTGAGGGTCGAAGTCGTGCAGGTTGATCCAGTCTGCGTCCAGGCCGCGGGCGGCGAGCAGCGGGGCGAGGTCATGTCCTCGCAGGCTGGCGGGCGGGATGTACTGCATCAGAAGTCCTCGTCGTAGACGGATTGATCGGTGGGATTGCGGTACGGCTGGTAGCCCTCGGCGGTGTTGGCCGCTGGCGCCGAGTCAAGGGAGTCCTCGTAGCTGCCGTTGTTCAGCCAGGTGGCGGAGTACGGCGTGTAGCGGTCGGCTTTGCCGCCGAGGTGCTGGGCGTAGGCCTTGGCGGCTTTGACGATCAGATCGGGGTCGGCTCCGCGATCGAGGGCAGCGATCCAGGCCTTCCTGGTCTTCTCGGGCTGCATGGGCCGCGGATAGAGGAGCCAGAAGTCGCCGAAGGCTTTCCAGGCGTAGTCGCGTTCGTCGGGGGCGCTCGCGCGATCGTCTGTATGGGTTCTCTCTGGTGGCTTGGGTTTAGTTGTGTTCTGGGGTCCGGATTCCGGACCGGTGGGGGTCTCGTTTTCGGACCCCTGGGGTCCGGATTCCGGACCGGTGGGGGTCTCGTTTTCGGACCGGTCCGGAATCCGGACCGGTCCGGAATCCGGACCCCCTTTGCGACGGTGTCCGACAGCCTTCGGGAGGCAGTACCAGGTCTCGCCGCGCGGGCCGAGCTTTCCCTCGATGACCTTCAGTTCGCCGGATTCGACAAGCTTGTCGACGGCGACCACGACGGAAGACCGGGCTGCATTGGATCGCCTCACGAGCAGCGTCGTGCCGGCATACGCCGAGCAGTCCCGCCCGGTCGCCTTGTCGGCGATCGCGAGCAGCACGAGGCGTGCCGTTCCCTTGGAAGTGGAGTGCTCCCAAACCCAGTCCTGCGCGTCGAGGCTCACGGATCTCTTCTCTCGGAGGGGTGTCTCAGGGGGTGTTCAGCTGTTTTGGGACAGCCCTCATGGGGGCAATGTGGCGCGTTGGCCAACTGCTCGTAGACGAGAATACCGTTCGCATGCACTGTTCGCGAGGGTCATTCGCGCATTGGTAGCGGAACGGCGTTCGCGCATGGCACTATGAGCCTCATGACCACCGCCGAGGAGGAGATCAAGGCCGCAGCCCGCAAGCGCGAGCGGTCGAAGGCCGCGTTCGAGCGGGACGATGCAGCCCTCCGCGAGCTGTTCGTGAAGTGGCGCGCAGCTGGCGAAGGCCCCTCCGACATGGCCCGCTGGTCCGGCATGACCCGCGAATGGGTCGCGAAGATCGCCCCCGATCCGACCGCTCCCCCGAAGAAGCGTGTCGTGCGCGTGCGGCGCCCGAAGCCGGCCGACTCCGACTGACGTCTCCACGTCCCCTCCTCTCCTTCGGCCCCGCTGTGCGGGGCCGTTGTCGTGTCCTAGGCGGCTGTCAGCTCACGTCGGGGATGACGAGCCAGGCCGGTTCGTTCTTCGGGGTGATGCCGAGTGCTTCGGCTGCGGCGGCCAGCTGGGCGTTCCAGGTCTCGTACTCGTCGCTGCTGGTGCCTTGCGGGTCGACGGCCTTCACCTGGCCGAGGCCGACCTCGGTGCACTTGGTGACGAGGAAGGTCTTGTCGCGGTCGTAGCTGCCGGCGAAGAGGTGGCCGACTTCGGTGCCACCGGGGATGCCGCGGTCGAGGGTGTCTTCGTCGGTGGCGGGGATCTCGATGCCGTAGGCGAAGTAGGCGGAGTGGAAGAAGCCCATGTCGGGTGGTCCTTTCGGTTGTTGGGTCAGGCGGCTTGCTGCTGGTCGCGTTCGCGTTGTCGGTGGCTGCGTCCGCCCCAGACGCCGGTGGGTGCGAGTCCGTCGAAGGCGTGGATGGCTTCGGCGAACTGGTCGCATTCGGCGCGGACGGGGCACCGGCCGCAGATGCGTTTGGGGAGCCGGCTGCCGGAGCCGCGGGGGGTGTCGGCCCACGTGTCGGGGTCGGCCTGGGCGCAGAGCGCGTCGGACATCCAGTCGTAGCGGTCGGCGCTCATGCGGCGGCTCCGAAGTAGGGCTGTGCGGCGGGGCCTTCGGCGGGCCGTATCCGCCGCTGTCCGGTGGCGATTTCGCGGGCGATGTCGCGGACGTAGTTCTCGTTCATGCCGAGCCGGTTGGCGATGTCGGCGTGGGAGAGGTTGAAGGTGATGAGGTGGGCGATCTCGGCCCGGCGGAGGGCGCCGAGTTGGTTCTTGCTGATGTCGTCGTCGCTCGTGGCGGGAACGAAGTCGGGGTTGTCGAAGTCGTCTTCGTCCCAGTAGTCGGGTCCGGCCCACCCGCGGGCGGCGGCGTACTGGCGGGCGCGTTCGGCGTAGTAGTGGGCGATGCCGTGGTCTTCGGGCCTCTGGTTGTGGAGTTCGGCGTAGACGGCGCGGGCCTGGTCGGTGATGAACATGGCGACGTTGCCGGTGTCGCGGCCTTCGAGGAGGAGGCCGAAGTTCCTGCGGGTCTTGCCCATGCGCCGGGCGAGTTCGGCGGAGTACCAGCCGGCGGCGACGAGGGCGCGGAGGCGGCGGCGGGTTCCGAGGCCGGAGACGTAGGCGCGGCTGCGGATCGGTCCTGCCTGTTTGGGGACGGGGATGGCGAGGATGCGTGCCTCGGTGCTGGCGAGGATGGTTCCCTCGCGGCGCATGATTCGGTACAGGACGTCGCAGACGATGTCCGCCTGCTTGCGGATGTCCCGGTCGTCGAGGCCGCCCGCGCGTAGGAGCGTGATGTGGTCGGCGGCTCGGTTGGGGGTGCGGGTGATGGCGCGGCCGGTCTGGCGCAGGTATTTGAGGCGGGCGCGGTAGGCGGCGTCGCCTGCCTTGCATTCGGGGCAGCGGCAGCCGCGGCGGTAGCGCTTGGGGTCGCCGTGCTCGAAAGCTTCGGCGGGGCGGGCGGCGGGGCTCACGGCCGTTCCTCCTTCCGGGCGAGGTCGGGGCAGAGCTGGTTGCAGGCGGCGAGGAGCGCGTCGTTGGTGCCGGGCGCGGCGGGTTCGGGCCGGGGTTCGCAGAGGACCAGCCATGCGGCCTGTCGGCGGTCGTTGCGGGTGCGGTAGTCGCCGCCGCGGAGGGCCCGACGGATTTGCAGGATGCAGACCGCGGCGGTGAAGACGCTGATCGCGGTGACGGCGAGGATGGTGTCCATCAGGCGGCCTCCGCCTGGTCCGCTTCTGTGCGGCGCCGGTAGACGGCGATGCGATGCCCCTTGGTGGCGGGCGCCGTGGACGGCACGAACTGCCCGGTGCCGATGAGGTAGTTGTGGCTCATGCCGCGCAGCACCCCAGGCAGGACCCCGCCGGCCACCTCGGGCAGCTGGTCGCGCAGGTCGTTGGCGCTGACGGTGTCGTGGTCGCGCATCCATATGAGGACGGCCTGGGCGACGACGTTGCGGTCCCAGTCGGAGGCCTGGCGGACGAGTTGGGCGAGGGTCTTGTCGCGGGCGTCGGCGGCGACCTGTTCGGCGAGCGTGAGGCGCGGCATGGCGTGCTCCCTTCGGAGTGTGGTGTTCTGGGTGACGGCCGGCCGCGCTGCCCGCGGCCGGCCTTCGCGTGTGCGGGCTACTGCTCGGGGGTGGTGGGCTTGTCCGCCCACGGGTCGGCGTCAGGCCCCCACGGGAGGGGTTCTTTGGCCCACTTGTCCTTGCGGGCGGTCGGCGAGAGCCAGGCGTCGCGGGGGTCGCCCCAGCCGATGTCCTCGATGTAGGCGTCGACTTCGCGGTCGATGTTGAGGTCGACACCGTCGAGGTACTGGGCGAGACCGCGGGCGTGCTGGTGGGCTTCGTCGCCCTCGCTGAGCGCGAGTCCTTCCGCGACGTGCCGGATCAGCGCGAACCGCAGGGAATGAATCGTGTGCCGGTACGAGGCGGTGTCGGCGGCCGTGGTCTGGCCCGCGGCCAGGGTGGCGTGGACCTGGGCTTCAGCGACCAGGTGCGTGTTCCGCTCGGGGGTGCTGTCTTCTTCCCAGGCCATGAGCAGCCGTCGTTCGGCTTCGGCGCGGTGGTTGATGCTCACGCGGCACCGCCCTCATCCTCGACGAACTCGCCCTCGATCGGGCCCTCTTCGTCGTCGCGGAAGTCCGACTCGTCGCCCCGGTGTGCGATGACGACGGGCCCGGCCTGTTCCGCCGCAACTTCGGCTGCGGCGCGGAGCTGTTCCTTGCGCCACTCGGTGGAGGAGGGCACCCACGGTTCGAGGCGCTTGGCGACGGTCTTGAGGACCATCGACTCTTCCCACTTCACCCACGGCGAGTCGGAGCGGCTGCTGCCCTTGGCTTCCTTCTTGACCTTGTCGATGTAGGCGCGGTTGATTACGACGACCTTGCTGGCGGAGCCGTCGGCGAAGACTCCGTAGGCGTAGGCGCCAACGATGGGTCCGCGGTCGCTGAAGTAGTCCGGCTTGTGTACGGGCCGGTCCATGTCGGGGCTGTACTCGAAGTGGTCTGCTTGGTGGACCACTTCGGCCTTGACGGCCTTGACGGCGCCCGCGCGGTAGATGCGTTCGACGACGCCGCGGTAGCCCTCGATGCCCTGGACTTCGTTGCCGAACGGCACGAGGTAATAGGACTCGGTTCCGGGCTCGTGGCCGAGGCGGGCGCACTCCTGGAGGGCGGTCATGAGGCTGCCGGGGTTACGGGTGGCAACCTGCAGCAGTTGGGCGTTGGAGCGGAGGGCGCCGTAGGCGAGGCGCATCCACGTCTCGCCCTTGACGTGGGAGGGGAGGACGAGGGTGAGGTCGTCCTTGTGCTGGCGGACGATCGCTTCGGGCCCGTTGTCGCGGGTGGCGATGGCGTTGCTGATCTGGCTCATGCGGCGTCTCCGGTGTGCGGGTTGATGGTCATGACGTAGGTCGCGAGGTCTTCGCCTGCTGGCGACAGGAGGGCCAGTTCGATGCCGCGCGCGGCGAGCCACGCTTCGAGGTGGGGCCAGACCGCGGGGTGGACGACGACCTGTCGAACCTCGTCGTCGGGACGGTCTGGCATCAGGCGGCTTCCTTCTGCTGGTAGGGGTTGAGGGACTTGGTGGTGCCGTCCGCCTTGGCGATGCGGTAGGCGATGCGGCGGCCGTTGGCGACAGCACGGCGGCCGGTGCCGATGCGGTCGAGGACGATCCCCTTGGCGGCGGTGAGCTCGACGGCGGCAGCCTTGGAGGCTTCCTGCGCGAGCTCGTAGCGGGCCGCGTCTTCGAGCGGGATCTCGACGTCGATGTCGTCGAATCCGTCGGGCTGGACGCGGATCGTGCGGTAGGTGTCGTCGGCGCCGTCAATGGGCGGACGGACACCCTCGCGGACCTCGTCGAGGAACTTCACCGCGGCGTCGCGGAGGATCTTCGCTTCGCCCTCGTCGTAGTCGACGGTGTATTCGCGGTAGTCGTGGCCGGAGATGAGGACGGCGAAGTGGGTGCGACGCAGGCCCAACGTGTCCATCTGCCAGAGGACTTGGCACCGGTACCAGACGGGGATGCCGTCGGATCCGGTCGGGCCCCAGTCGTCGCCGAACGGGGACGTCTTCACCTCCAGCAGGGCGGTCGCCTCGTCGGGGGTCTCGAACTCGCGCTCAGGCTGCGGGTAGATGAGCCGGTCTGGTGTGGCCCGCTGCCATTCGCGCTCGCGGTTGCGCCACGTGCCCGCGGGTGCGGCGAGCTGGCCGGGGTGCTCGTCCTGCCATTTACCGGCGACCGCGTCCTCCAGGCGGGTCCCCCACTCGATGGCCGGGGTCATCTCGAAGGGGGCGACGCGGAGACCGGCCTTCTTGTGCCACAGGGTGAAGCGGGACATCCACGGCGACAGGCCGACGACGGCGGCGATCTCGGTGGCGGTGATGCACAACCCGTCACGGGCCTCGTCCCAGGCAGCGGAACCGGGGGTGAGGTGGCCGATCAGGATCCCGTCAGGTGCGGGATAGTGCTGTTCGGTGGTGTCTGTGGTGCTCATGTGTCCTGCTTTCGGGTGTGCTGGGTGGTGGGTCCCGCTCCCGCGTCTTGGGGGAGGGTCGGGGAGCGGGACCCTTCGGAAGCCGCGGCGCACTGGGGGGAAGGCGCCATGCGGCGGGCTGTGGGAAGCCGGTCAGTTGGCGTCGGCGAGTTCGACGATGCGGTTGTGGGCCTCGTTGAAGTCCTCGGTGTCGAGGCCCATCCACGGCACGCTGTGCGTCATCGCGATCATCACGTCGAGGGCGTTGCAGCCGTCCGCCTTGTACTCCTCGGCGGCGGCCTGCACGTCGGCGTCGGTGTAGATGCCGTTGCTGCTGACGTCGCCGGGCATGTAGGCGCTGCCCGGGGATTCGCACCAGGCGTAGGAGAGCTTGGCGTACAGGTCGCGGGCGATGTCGCGGCTGACGATCGACTGGATGGTGTCGGCGTCCTGCGTCCAGTCGATACCGGACTGGACGAGGATGTCGATGCCCTTGAAGGCGTCCTCGCGGCGCATCGCTTCGGCGATACCGAGGCCTTCGTGGTGGCCGATCCGCCAGCGGGCCGGACTGTTGAGGGACTGGCCGGCGGGCATGCGGAACACGACGAGCCCGGGTGCGGCCTGGATGGCGTCGGGGACGGTGTACCGCTGCTCGCCGTGGATGATCATCGAGTACGCGGTGACTTGAGTGGTCACGGGATCTCCTGGGGTGGGATGCTGGTGTCGGATCCCCAGGCGTCGGAAGCGTCTGGGGGTTCGTGCGTTGGGCGCCGCTACGCCGGCCGGTGCCATCCGGCGCGGCGGCGGGTTAGAGGAGCAGGCCGGGCACGCGGGCCTGGTCGTGGGCGCGGTCGTCGGCCGGGCAGATGAGCCGGTCGCCGTCCTTCGTCCAGCCGGTGCCGCCTTCGACCCAGGCGAGTGCGGCCTCTCGGGTGTCGAAGTGGTAGGCCCATTCGGGGTCTTCGCCGTACACCTCGCGGCATCCGGGAATGTCGCAGGCCGCGATGTAGACGAGCTTCGAGACGACGGCCATCACGGCCTCGCCTGAGGGAAGTGGATGGCTGTGCGGTCTTCGGCCGCCCAGGGCGGCAGGTTCGGTGGCGGGACGGCTTGCGGGGAGTGCTCCAGCGTCACGGCCCGGCCCGCAGCGAAGCGGGCTTGAAGGTCGGGCGGGATGGGGATCTCCTGCGTCTTGGCGACCACGTGCTCGGCGAGGACGCCCACGTTGAGGCGGTGTTCCAGTTCGGCGATCTGCTGCTCCAGGCCGCGCACGATTTCGCCGTGGCGTTCGTCGATGCGGGCGATCGTCTCGGCGTGGTTGCGGTGCAGGTCGTCGAGCTGGATGCGGTAGCCGGCCATGAGGAGTTCGGCCCCGGCCAGCTTGTGCTGGAGGCGCGTCACTTCGTCGCTGGCGCGGTGTTTCGGCTGCCGGTGGCTTCGGTCGAAGAGGCCGAACCGGACGGGCAGGAGGCTGGCGAGGCTCACTGGTGCTCCTTGGGGGCGGCCGGGGCCTGGTCGAAGTGGCGGACGATGCGGATGACGGCCACCAGCCAGGCGGCGAGAGCGACCGCGGGGGCGGCCCAGATCACGGCGCCCATCACGGCCTCATTCCGATGGCGGCGAGGAGGTCGAGGACCTCAGCCCGGACGGTCGGGTTGTGGGCCAGTTCGCGGCCGGCGTTTCGCGGGTTGGTGTCGTCGTCCGGGTGCGGGTGTTCGGCGGCCATTCGGTCGGCGACGTGTACTGCGGCGGCCCGCAGCTGCTGGCGGGTGAGCGGGGTGACCGTCAGGCCGCGCTGGTCCAGGTCCCGGCCGCCCATCAGGCCTCCTGCTTGCTGATGCGTTCGCAGAAGTCCTCGAACGTCTCGGTGAATCCGCCAGCCAGCGACGCCGTGAAGTCGGTGTCGTCGGGGGCGGTTTCGCGGCCGAGCCAGGTGGCGATGCCGGGGACGGTGATGAGGGCGCCGGTCTCGGATGCGGCGGCCAGGACGGTGCCGAGGTGGTCGACGGTCGCGGTCTGGCGGGGCTTGCGGCCGAGGAGGCGGGCCACGGCGGCGGCGATACGGGAGGCCATCTACGCCACCACCTGGGGGTCGAAGCGGGCGGCGTCGAGGCGCAGCTCGTACTCCCGCACCTGGCCGGGCGTCCACGCGGACTCGTCGGGGCCGAACTCACGGTGGACTTCGGTCCACACGCGGTTGAGGGCGTCCGTGATGAGGTCGGCGTCCCGGGTCGGTGTCGCCATGTCAGGCCACCGCCTTCAGCGCCATGGCGGGCGGCGGGGTGAGGCGGGCGTCGATGGCGTTCAGGAGCGCGCCGACCGCGCCGGTGAGGGCCGCGTACTCGTGGGGGGCGATGGGTGTGCCGCCGGTGATGGCCTGGTCGATCGGGGCGTGCATCTCGCGCACGAGGTCGATGACGGCGGCGATACCGGCATCAAGGTCGAGCTGCTTCACGGGCCCTCCTCGGGCGTGGTGTGGGTGGGGGCGAGAACGGCAGCCTGCTCGCCGGGGTGTGTCAGGTTGCGGACGGGCTTCCACGGCGGCTTGCCGGTGCCGGGGCACGGCTTGGACCAGCGGTAGCTGCGGGATCCCGAGTAGTCGCGGCCACTCCAGTGGTGACGGCCCATCACGCCGTCGGCGGTCATGGCGCGGTCCTGCATGCAGTGCTTGCACCAGCCGCGCGGCCGGACCGGCTCGGGCACGGGCGGGTAGACGATCCGGTAGGTCGGGTGGTCGGCGGCGATGCGCTTCTCACCGTCGACGCGGAAGGCGAGGTACGGGCCGCGAGTGCCGACGATCGTGGCGGGCTTGCCGTCGTACTCGATGCGCATGCCGTGGCGGGCGGGCACGTCGTAGGTGCGGCGAATCCACTCCATCGTGCTGGTCACGCCGCCACCGCCTTGGGCGCCTTGTGGACGGTGAACCCGCCGTCGGGGTGCCGGACGATCCAGTCCCCGAAGTAGGCGACGACGTGGCCCGGGTACTGGCCGATACGCAGACCGACCACCTGGAGTTCGCCGTCGACGTTCTGCCAGTAGCCCTTGGTGAACACCCACGGCTTGAGCTGGTCAATCTCGTGGGCGACTCGGGCGTAGCTGCGCGGGGTGAGCTCCCACGTGCGGCACCCGGCGGCCTCCAGCTCGACGAGCGGCTGGCAGTGGGCGCACTCAGCACGGACGTCGGTGAGGTTGCCGTGGTCGTCGACGTCGCGGTTATCGGCGTCGCCGAGGTACTGGCCGCAGCCGTTACAACAGCGCTTCATCGTGATGGTGGTCGAGCCGTCGTCGTTGACGCGGTCCGGGGTGTTGGTGCGCGGATTCACGCCGTCACCTCGTTCTGGGTTCCGGCGGCGTGCCGCAGCCGCATCTCGATCTCGTACAAGGAGGCGGCCTTCACGTGATCCGGCTCGACGGCCTGCAGCTCGCGCAGCGTGGCGACAGCGGCGGCGATCGCCGCCTTCAGGTGGCCCAGCTCGGCGGCCTGCTTCTCCTGCGCCGTCTCCGCCTTGTGGAGTGGCGTGAAGACCTCGGTGCCGTGCTTGATAGCGGTGTCGCACGGCCAGCCCGTGACGACGCCCTCGTCCTGGCAGACCGCGCACAGCCACGAGTTGGGGATCCCGCAGTCGTCGAATACCGGGACGTGGAAACGGGGCGGTAGCGCGGCGTTCTCCTCCAGGGAGAAGCCAGCGAGGAGCTCGTAGTGCGGGTGGTCCGGGGCATGCAGCAGGGTGGCCCGCTGCGCACACTCGTCGTGCACTACCGGCTTGCCCGCCTCATCGTTGGAGCGGCAGGTGCCGCACGCGTTCGGGTCGGCGTGGCTGCTCTTCGCGGCGAGGAACTTGGCGCGGGCCTCGACCCAGAACGGGTCCATGTCCGGGTAGTCGGTCATCGGGCACCGCCCTGGCCGTTGATGAGGCGGGCGATGGTCAGGGCGTGGTCGCCGCTGAGGTCGACGGCGTACTCGTCGGAGCCGTCATTCGCGATGCGGCCCTCGATGACGTCGGCCTCCAGCTCCAGCAGGTCGGCCAGCGCCTTGCCGACGGCGGGCTGCATGAGGGCGATGTACTCGGCGTTCCACGGCTCGCGGATCCCGCCATACCCTGAGCGGATCCGGCCCGAGGCCACAACCTCGGACGCGACGCTGCCAGCCGGGTGAGCGTGGGAGTAGACGGCGCTCGTGCAGGTGGCGCGCGGCGACCAGACGGAGCTCGTAACCCAGGGGCCATCGGTCGCGTGCTTCACGTGCTTACGGAGCTTCGCGACAGCGTCACGCAGCTCGGTCACGGTCGAGGTCTTCGTGACCTCAGGAGCGGATGAGACGATGTCAGGCAACGGTTCGCCCTTCTCACTTCGGGATGTGTGGGTGGATCGGCGGCTCTTTGGCCGCGGCGCCCCTGCTGCCGGTGTGTCAGAGCCCGGCGGTCGGGGCGCTTGCCGTCTCAGGCGGCGACGCGGGCCGGGCGCCGGCGAGGGATGGCGGGCCCGATGCGGCTGGCCTCGTAGTAGGCGGCGATGTCGGCGTCGCTGATGCGGATGACACCGCCCGGCACTTCCTGGCTGTAGCCGAGGCGTCCGCTCTTCATGAGGCGGTGCACGGTGCGGGTGCTGCACTTGAGGATTGCGGCGGCCTCGCGGACGCTGTGGTAGCGCAGGCTGGGGATGTCCACCGCGGCGGGGGTCTGGGGGGACTGGCTGGTAGCCACTTCACTTCCTTTCTGGGGGGTTCGGG